CAACCAAATCGTACGCAAGTTGGCCGAACTCATAAAGAAGAAGAAAAAGGTGGATGTGAAACCCAATACGATTAAGGAACAATTGATGTTGTTTCTGCGATGTGATATCGAGAATCCGTCATTTTCTAGTCAAACCAAGGACGAACTTGGCACGGCTGTTGCGAATTTTGGGTCAACCTGTAAAGTCAGTGATGATTTCATTGAGAAGTTATCAAAGATGGGTGTTATGGACGCAGCATGTGCATTAACTGAAGTAAAGGATACGAAAGCGGCGAAGAAAACGGATGGTGCCAAAACACGGACAATTCGTGGAATCCCGAAATTAATTGATGCGAATTATGCAGGATCACCAGACAAATCGTCTCAATGTACAATTATCCTCTGTGAGGGTGATTCGGCAAAGGCGGGTATTGTTTCCGGTTTAAGTAAGGAAGACCGTAATTTCATCGGCGTTTACCCGATGAAGGGTAAGCTGTTCAATGTTCACGGCGAGACAACAAAACGTATATCGGAAAACCGTGAGATTGCTGAAATCAAGCAGATTATCGGTCTTGAAACGGGAAAGACGTATACTCAAGCTGATGTTGTAACACGTCTTCGTTACGGGAAGGTCCTATTTATGACGGATCAGGATTTGGATGGCGCACATATTCAAGGACTTGGTATTAATTTGTTTCAAACGGAGTGGCCTTCCCTGACAAAAATCCCTGGTTTCATCGGGTTTATGAATACACCGATTCTGAAGGCACGCCGCGGGGGGCAAGAGATTCTATTTTACAACGACGGCGAGTTCGAACACTGGAAGCAACAATTTCCAAATGCGGTTGTTCCGACATCATGGACTACAAAATATTACAAAGGTTTGGGTACTAGTACAGGAAAGGAGTTCAAGGAGTATTTCGAGCATAAGAAGATGGTATCGTTTGTCCACACCGGTACGACTAGTGATAATCGTTTGGATATGGCATTTAATAAGAAGCGTGCGGATGATCGCAAAGAATGGTTAGCAAATTACTCGCGTGATGCTTATCTGGATACATCAAAACTTTCCATTCCTTACGAGGAGTTTATTGACCGTGGTCTTATCCATTTCTCGATTTACGATAACGAACGTTCAATCCCGAATTTGATGGACGGGCATAAAATCTCGTTGCGTAAAATATTGTACGCAGCATTCAAGAAGGGTGGTTTAAAGACGGAAATCAAGGTTGCACAATTTAGCGGATATGTATCTGAACATTCGGGGTACCACCATGGTGAAGCAAGTCTAAATGCTGCGATTGTCGGAATGGCACAGAATTTCGTTGGAAGTAATAATATCAACTTGTTTGAACCGAACGGTCAATTTGGGACACGTATTAGTGGTGGCCGAGATTCGGCAAGCGAAAGATACATCTTCACACAGCTCAGTCGATTGACGAGACTTATTTTCCGCCAAGAGGATGATGCTGTGTTGTCTTACATCGACGATGACGGTCAAATGGTGGAACCGGTATATTATGCACCGGTGATTCCGATGATTCTTGTAAATGGAACGAAGGGTATTGGAACTGGATTTAGTACCGATGTTATGCAGCACAATCCGGTTCAAATTATCCAGTATATTCGTGCGATGTTAATCGATGCTACATCTACATCTAGCAATCGCCCTACGATCGAACCCTATTTTAAGGGGTTCAAAGGCACAGTTCATAATATAACGGCCACTGCAACGGCCACTGCAACGGCCACTGCAACGGCGACAGTAGCAGCCCGTTATCTAATTAAAGGATGTTATGAAATAATTGGAGATCGAAAAGTCCGTATCACCGAGTTGCCAGTTGGAACATGGACTGATGACTACAAGCAGTTTTTAGAAGGGTTGATGGATGCTCCTACATCAAGCAATGGCGGTAGCGGGACAGGAACGTCTTCGTCATCAGCATCAGCATCATCGTCTGCGTCTCCTGTTCTTAAAGAATACTTGGATATGTCAACGGACGCAGTTGTTGACATTACGGTGATCTTCCACCCATCATACCCCCATACCGTGAAAGACCTACACGAAGCGGGTTTAGAACATGGGTGTAACAAATTAGAGAAATTGTTGAATTTATATACAACACAATCTACTACGAATATGAATCTATTCGATGCACATGAAAAACTGAAAAAATATGCGACGATTTATGATATCATTGAAGAATATTACATAGAACGGCTTTCATTATATTCAAAACGAAAGGCTGCTATATTAGCACAACTTGGAAATGAGTTAAAGGTTCTATCCAACCGTGCAAAATATATTCAAGAGGTACTTGATGATAAATTGGATATGCGTCGCAAAACAAAGGACATCGTGTTTCAAATTTTGGTATCACGTGGATACGAGCATATTGATGGAGACGATGAGTACAAATATTTACTAAAAATGCCTATGGATAGTGTTACTGATGAAAATATTATGCGACTTCTTTCAGAAAGAGATACAAAAATGTCAGAACATAAAAAACTTACCGAAACAGCAATTGAAACCTTGTGGGTACATGATTTAGATGAATTGGAGCAAGAATACCGAAAATGGGTGAACGCTGCGTCAGCGTCGACAGCGGTGACGGGAGGAGGAGGAGCTGCCAAAAAGAAATTAACGGTAAAGAATACATAAATAGAGCGAATAAATATAGAGTGAAATAAATAATAATCATAAAAATAATAAAAATAAAAATAAAAATAATAAAAATAAAAATAATAAAAATAATATTAATTGTTTTTATTTGGATGGGTAGTTTCAGAACCACGGTTTCAATTCCAATGTTTTATGTTTGTAGTCTGAAAAACGAGGACGTGCAATTGGCGTATACATATTACTCACATCACGTTTGTACTGAATATAGCCTTCGGCCTCTCCATGTATACGAGGAACACAATATTCAAAAACCAGATTATTTAGTTCGATGATTTGTTCACGAATACTGGTCGGTGCATTGGTTGCATTTTGAAGGAATATTGTTCTCATAATAATACGAAGTGTATCGCAATCCTGTTCGCCAATTACGAATTTGCCATTGGAACGTTGGTATACTCCGGCACGAATCCCGTTCTGGACAATTTGCATATTTTCTTTGCTAAAATATGCATTAGAAAGAGGAGTATTTTCCCATATACCGCTTAGAGCATCACGATAAGTAACGCATTGATGAACCGGGTTTTTATCATACATTGCAAACTGGTCTTGTATTGGTGGAGTAACAATATCTAGCCGCCCATTTTTGGGTTGTCCCATAATATTATCTTCGGAAAATGTGCGATATTCAAAACGATTCATTATCAACTTCTGATTTATACCAATATATTATTTTTACGGTATATTATCTATTCGGGTATTTTATATTCTTATTATATATCATCAAAACGACTAAATGGCTGATTATCTTTCAAGTATTAAAAATATCGGATCATCCGCATTTTCAGGCAGTGGTAGTAGTGGAAGCAGCAGCAGCAGCAGCAGCGGCAGCGGTAGTAATTCAAATATTATTGGCGGGTTGTTTAGCAATTTTTTCAATTTGACAATACAAAAGATTGTACTTTTATTAGCGTGTATTGCCTTTGTGATTTCGGTAGCTACTGTTGCAATTTTATTATGGAAATCAAAAAGCGCACAGAAATGGCCACCGGAAATATCGAAATGCCCCGATAGGATGGTTTTAAACGTTGCGGGTACTGAATGCAGTGACACTTATGGACTTGGGGTGACTGCTGTAACGCCCAATACGGATCTATGCACTAATTACGCCAATATTAAAGACACTAAATATACAGCAGCTGACTTAAGTTCAAGTGATGGATATGCTCCATGGGAGGGTATAGTTAACGGGAAAGGTACCAAGAGTTCTAATTTAAAATGTGCAACATAATAATCATAATATCATAATAATCATAATACTTATACATACCTTTGTATTATCATAATCGATACGATAATACAAATAGATTTTGAGAATACATTTACATACGATACGAACCAGGTGCTGCGGCTGAAGCACTCTTGGCTACACTTGGGAGAGAGTCAGCGGTTGCTCCAAATGAGCCATTCTTCATATTGCCGGTAACGCACATCGAGTAAAACAGACGAGACTGGTAATACATTAATGCGTATACAAGAATCATCAAAAATGCATACATTGCACTCATTAATGTGACTTTGTTTCTAAACAACATGACTAAAGATGCAACAAACCCTAAACCAGCTACGATTAGAAATATAAAGTTTACGACTGTCAGCCAATAAAATAAAAGACAATAGTCCTTATCGAGAGGTGCGAAAAAATCCTGAAGAGCGTTCATTAGATATACTGTTATATTATATGATAAGAAAAAAGAAATAATAATATCGTATCGTAAATAAATTCTAAATATTATAAATTTATAGGTTTCACCATAAAATTACAACATAAAGAATAAAATCAAGTTTACTTTACCGAAGAAGGCGTGATGGCGAAGACTATAATGCAACAATTTCATACAGAAACGGCGGTGTCAGAAGCATCGACTATATCGACTACTACATCAGCTATACCTAAAGACATAAATTACAAATCACATCTGGGTCGAGATGCGATCTATCATAATATAAGAGAGTTTCTACATTCTTTTCAGCAAAATAAAAAGGATTTGACATTTAAAAGAGGAGTTTATATCTATGGCGCACCAGGTGCCGGAAAAACCGAATTTGTGATCCGACTATTAAAGGATCTTAATTATGATATTATAAAATATGACGCAGGGGATATTCGAAACAAATCCATTATCGACTCTATAACGCAGCATAATATTTCAGATAAGAATATAATGTCGGTATTTCAAAAAAAAATCCAGAAAATCGTAATCGTGATGGATGAATTGGATGGAATGAATAATGGCGATAAGGGTGGGATAACATCACTCATTAAATTAATACGACCCAAAAAAACGAAAAAGCAAAAACAGGAGGAAATTACAATGAACCCGATTATATGTATTGGAAATTACCATATCGACAAAAAAATCAAGGAACTAATGAAAGTGTGTCACGTATATGAATTAAAAACTCCAACACCAACTCAAATGAACCAACTTATCGACATGACGATACCCAATATAGAACCGATTCTCCGCAAAAACATCGTGTTGTTTATCCAAGGAAATCTGCGTAAATTAAATTCGATCGCAGAAATGAGTCAAAAGCAGCATTTAATTTTAAAAACGAATATTCTTCAAGCGATCTTTCAGCCAAAGACGTATAATGAAGACAGTAAAAAAATAACACAAAAACTAATTAACAGTGCATATCCGATAAGTGATCATAATACATTAATCAATGAAACTGACCGCACCATCATCGGATTATTATGGCACGAAAATATAATTGATGTCCTAGAAAAGATGCCAATCGAAATATCAGTTCCATTCTACCAGATTTTACTAGATAATATTTGTTTAGCCGATTATTTCGACCGTATTACATTCCAAAAACAGATATGGTTATTTAATGAGCTGTGTTCTTTAATAAAGACATTTTACAACCATTATTTGTATCATCAGGCGTTTGCAAAGAAACCGAGATTTAACCCGACAGAAGTCAGATTCACAAAGGTACTCACCAAGTACAGTACTGAGTATAACAATTCATTATTTATTCAGAACCTATGTATCCAATTATCGATGGATCAAAAAGATTTATTTGCATTCTTTTTAACGTTGCGAAATCAGTATCAGGAGGATGAAATACCTCGTATTCTTGAAACGTATGAAATATCGAAATTAGATGTGAATAGAATTTACCGTTATTTAGACAAATATTTAACCGATCCAGAAACAAAATGCACGGATAATAATATAAATGGTATAAATGATGTAAATGACGAGTTTAGTGATTTCGATGACTAATTCTATAAACCGTATCTTATGCGTTTAATATTATTCTAAAAGATATAATACAATTATAGATATTGTCATTAGAATACATACTATATACAAACCGATGGGTGCTTCAATTTCGTTTGATTCCAAGTACAAGTTGCTGATGGATATTGACGTTGAATGTTTTACACTATACCCTGCCACCCAGAAAAAACACGTCAAAAAAAATAAGCATAGTTCCGATCAAGAGTCCAGGTCCGGGTCAGAGTCTGGTTCAGAGTCTGGATCCGATACTGGTTCTGAAACTAAATCAAATGCATCGGAGTCCGAGTCTGAAGCGGGTTCCGGTAGTGGTAGTGGTAGCGATAGTGAAGGAGAACTTCAGCGTGTTCCGGTAAAAATTACAGCGGAAATAGCGGATTATATTAAGACTTATATCAAAAGCACTGAATTCAAGGATATAATAGACGATATTACCGAGATTGATTTAGAACCGTACGAACATGCACCGGACACTGCATTGGTATTTGATACGACTACGTTTCATTATGATTCGAACAATAAATGTATTGATGCGATTGGGACATGGGATTATATCCCGCCGAAGGTGTCTGCCGCTTCTTCATCCAAAAATAAGAAGAAGAACTCGTCTACATCTGATGGTGACGATGGTGAATCTAACAATGGAAAATCTGCCCGTAGTAAGAGGAATAGCCGTCGTCAAGATGATGAAATTACATATAAGACAAAGGACGATGAAATGTCGATATCTGAGATTCAGAATATAATACGCGATAGACTTACGGCATCCTCTGCAAATAACGATTTTGTTATCCATAAATCAAAGGCGAATATGCTTATGTTGAATATCAGCAATCTGGAAATTACTAAAGAGTAAATAATCTTGTTATTATATTTCACGCATAGTTTGAAATATAATACGTATATTTGCGTAATTTACATCATTACCGTTTCTGATGTTGTTGTATTTCGATACTCGTCTAATTGTCGTCGCAATTCTCGATTTTCGTTAAGAAGTAACTCATATCTATGCATTACATCGTGTTGTGGAACTTCAACCACTTTTATATCTTCGTCGGCCGGTTTTGACGGTTTTGACGGTTTTACCATGTTTGCCGCCTCTTCCAAATTAGTTTCATATTCAGAACGAACATTTGAAAGTTCCTTCCTCAAATCTTCCAATTCATTCATTAGTTGACGAATGTGATTATCTCGCATCTGTCCTTCTTGCTGTTGTTGCTGTATAATTTCAACAACTTGTTTATTCGTCAAAGCGACTGGCGGCTGACCTGGTTGCTGTAGAATGATTGGTCCGTTGTTATCTCCAGACCCTTGTCCTTGTCCTTGTCCTTGTGCCGCCATCTCATCTGCTATCATCTTCTCTCTATCCTTCTCCAATTGTATTGTCTGGGCGATCACATCCGGTTTCATTTCGGGTCGACCCGGCAAATAATCCACCAATAATTTTTCAAGATCGACCATATAAAAACGACGAAGATCTGCATTCTTAATAAAATCCATAACTCGTTTCGGTGTATCTCGAACCACATTCGGATTAGCATTTATAAGTAGTTTGCGTTTATCAAACGTATTATGTTCATGCGAAAATACCAAAATCACCTTCATCGGATTCAACTGGACGAATGGAACTGTATAATCTTTAAGGAATGCACGTTCTTCAGCCAAACACGCATCTTCATTGTAACGATGTTGTTTCAACAACTTACGCTTGAAAGCAAATGTTCCGGCAGTAGCGTGATTCGGTCCATATGGGCCGAACTTCTTCATCTGGTTAATATGTTTGAAATATATATAAATCTCACTTGATCCAGCACACAATGCCTCTGGATGTGTTACCAACATATGGACTGCATGTGAAACACGTTCAGGTGGATAATAATCATCATCATCCATATACACCAAAATCTCACCACGTGACTTTTCATGGAGAAGATTGCGTTTCTTTCCTAGAGTCATTTTTGTATCATATTTGAAATATTTCACCCTAGGATGTGTCGCAATCAAATCCTCGATAGGATCCGTTCCATCGTCGATAATAATCCACTCCATCCTATCCTGTGGATAATCTTGGTTATTAAAACAAGAAATCATTGCAGGAATGAACGGTCTCCGATTAAACGTTGGGGTACATACACTAACAAATGGATAATTCTTAAAATATTCTGATGTAGATTTTACAGGTGCCGCCGTAGTTGTAGCCTTGTTTTTTCCCATTTGATAATAGTAATAGTAATATTAAACCGAGTATTATTACTATTAATTAAATATGTTTTATGTTGTTTACGAGCCATAATTTTTGACTTTATTAAAAAAATCCATAATTCCTTCCCAATATGTAGTTAAATATAATGTGAATAATACCAGGATAACAATTGCTGCAACATTGAGATCAAGGCCTTCAAATGCATAAAGCATGACCATCAAATTAAAGAAGAAGAATATAATTGGCACGTATTTCGAAAATAGATTACGATATTGGTCCATGTGTAAAAATGGATAAATAAGGAATGTACCCATATATTGGATAACTTGAATAACATATACTATAAAAGGTAATACCCCCATAAAACCAGCACCAGTAAGCAATGTCCACAACGATCCTCCAATAAATTCGTATCCATTATCTGTGCGGTTTATTATCATTCCGATAATGGTCATGAATGCTGGACCTCCGCTGACGAGGTAAAATACGAATAGCAAGAATACAAATGGCATTAATAAAATCAATAGTGGGGAAACTACATCATATAATTCCTTCGGTATCGCATTTGATATTTTCGTAATATAGTTTAATACAAATAGAAGTAATAATCTGGATGTAGAAAATGAAAAAATAAATGAATTATTGACCCATTGCTTGAACCGAATCTTAATAAAATCCCAATTAAGTAAATTCACCTTTGTGACGCCTTCATCAACATCCTCCTTTACCTGCTCAATATTTTCTTTTGTTAAACAAAACCATTTAAATACAAATGTATCTAACAGAATCGCCGCCTTCAAATATATTTTTTTAACACTGCTATTTTTTGAATCATTCGCAATGTCGCCGAACTTGTCATCACAAGTCACATCACATTCAGTATATTCATTCGTATAACAATATGGCCATTTGTGACGATCAGTCGGGAATAAACTTGGGAGATTAAGCTCGTTACCGCTGATACTTTGCGGATTTGAAAAAAACAGAATATTTACACAAATTATGGAGATAATTACGGTTTCAACAAAAAGAGTAAGAATATTAAAACCAAATTCCTTTAATGCGTCTATATCGAATAATGATGTAGGTTTGGCTTTTACTTTGTCTTCTTTGTCTTTTCCGTCTTCTCCGTCTTCTCCGTCTTTTCCGTCTTCTCCGTCTTCTCCACTTGAAATCATTCCCTTTACTTTGCTAAACCCAGAACTCAACCCCGATTCAGACTCTTCTTCATTGTCGTTGCTTTGGTCTTCTTTATCATCCGCCATTGTTGTTATAAATGTTTTAATATAATAAAATATTCGTTATATATTTCGAATATTTTATTTCCGCATAAGTAAGACTAAGAGTACAAGACGATTATCTTGCATACATCAATCCGCAATTTCCTGACACAAATGTAAGAACATTGTACCGTTCCTCCAAGATATGTAAATCATATGTATAGTAATAAATATTGACGTTCGGTTTATTCATTCCGATAATTTCTTTTGTAAGTGGATTACAAATCGTTTTCATAGCTGCATTCGGGTCTAATGGTGGATATATCGTCACCATCTCTAGTTCAATTTGGTTAAATTTACTCATGTTAATTGCCCCACTTGGTTGTAAATCCAATGGATCGGTATTTAAGCAAAAATTATAACAATAAATGCCCGGCTTAGCATTTCCACGTGTGCGTGTATATTTTTCGACGTAATTATATATACCCGAATCCAATATATTCTCTCGATATTTGCCATTTAAAGAGATACCCATCATCTGTAAAATGTCGCGTTCATTCTCCGATTGAAACTCGCCGGTTATATGAAGCCCGGTTAATCGTTTATCTTTGGGGTTAATACCCGGGCCGATTCCGTTTAAAGGTCCGTTTTTATCAGGAAAATAATTATCATTGGGGTAGTCTTGCCCCCACGAAGTTGTTAAAATATCGGAGGTTGTTGTGACATCTTCAGTAAACAATTCAGACCCAAAATCATTAGATAGACGTGGTCTCCATGTATCATCAATTGGTGCAGGAATAATATCATATGGTAAATAGTTATATGGCCAATTCGTATAATTGCTCCATTCATTACGTAAATTCACATCGCTCCTCTGAAAAAACATTGTCCATGATGAAACCATTCCCATTGAATTCTCTATCTTAATTTTCTTATTACCAGTTACATCATTAAATGTCCAATCATAATGCGACTTAATAAGGTAACGTTGTTGATTCGCTGCAAAGATTTTGGATTCATCGTCAGATAGAAAACAAAATGTAGAAATCAGATGAACATCGGCATTCCAGTCTGTACGAATACTCGCATATAAATTAAAACTCAGATCGATTGCCGGTGGAGGATGAATAAAACGCCACATTTGATGCAGTGGATTCGAAAAATCCGGTTGAACTATCGGCCAATAATTCGCAGAATCACCTACATCACGTATTGTAAACAATTCTTTTACCGGACGCATTGTTACATCGATTTGAAGTTGATTATATTGAAGACATACCAATGGAAATGCCATTTTGGATGAAAGTGTAAACCATGAATTAATCGGTATATACAATTTTCGACCGCGAATAGACGGTTCTGCACCGGCTGTGCTTGCAGTTCTATATGCATTAGGATATTGATTTAAACGTGCGCCTGAACAACCCGGATTATACAACTCTGGGACATGACCCGTCATTTGATTATATAAATCACGCTTGTTTTTATCGAAATCACGCTCGACCATTGCCATTAGGTTATTTCCGGTGAATTTTTGAAGCGTCATACCTCCCACTGAAATCACTATTTCTTTAATCATTTGAGTTCCGAGATTTTCAATCCATCGAAATTCATATGGCGCCCACATATCATTCACCGTAGTTGGCGGATTGATCGGACTCCATATCGACGGAAGTGTCACGCAAACATATGTATCCATTAATAATTCTGCATAACGTGGTATATAAAATGTGAACTTGGATTCTTCAGTCATTCGCAGTTTTTTCTGTCCATCAAAATCAATTCTAAACTTTTGAAGACCAAAATTCGTATATTTAAGATATGTACTCTTGAAAAATGATTTTTTAGGGTTGCCGTTTAATATTACATTTTGATTGCCAGTTGCAACCAGATTTAGTAAACCACCGGTCATTATGCGTGGCTTATATTATATTATTATACTGCTAATTTAACTTTATATACTAGTATAATAGAGTTATATAAAATATATGTAAAATATAACTAGTATAATGAAAGAAGAAATCATATTTGTAGGTGTTATTATTTTACTGTTGGCTATATGGAAACTTTCCGAATTGATTCAAATGTCATCGACCATGGCATCGTCACCGAGTACATCACTAGCTTATTCTAATGTAACAGAAGGTATGACATTATCACCCGACGAACGCAGCAAGACCGAAAATATTATCAGCCAAACTGATAAAATATTGGCCGAAGCAAACGAATTGATTCAAAAAAATAAAGCACTAAATAGCGGGGGTGATAAACAAGGTCTATCATTAATGTCAATATTAAACCCGATAAAAATGGTTACGACCGAAGGATATACTTCTGCAACAACCGAACATGAAATGACAATTCATCAACGTAATCAGGCCAAAACTGCATTAGATGCCGCTGCTGTTTCTATCGGGATTGAATCTACTCAGGTACCTGCAGTGCGAGAACCGATAATAGTTCCAGAAATAAACATTAAGGAAGGCTTAGAAAATGCAGAAGATGGGAACATAATCAATAAAAAGTTGACATCTTTAAACATGGAAGACAATCAAAGCAAATTCAAGTTGAGAGATTATTTCATTAAATCATCCTATAATAGTTTCAACCCAGACAATTTCAAGAATTCGACTGTAAGTATGGATGCTGGATTATATGTAATTGCACGCGGATGCCGCTGTATCGATTTTGAGGTATTTTCGGTTGATAATCAGCCAGTAATCGGGTCATCATCTGTAAACTCGTTCAATTATAAGGAGACCTATAATCATATTCCTGTATCAGAAGCGTTTGAAGCATTAGGAAATTACGCATTTTCCGGGGCAAAATGCCCGAACCCACAAGATCCTTTTATTATTCATATGCGGATTATGTCACAAAATATAACTATGTATGACAATCTAGCCAAAATTATAACAACAAGCAAATCATTTGCACGTAATTTATTAGATGCAAAATATGGACGAGAATATCATTCTAAAGATTTAGGTGATGAAGACTTGAAGAATTTCTTTGGAAAAATTATATTAATGGTGGATGCTACAAACAAAACCTACCGCAGTACAAAATTATTTGAATTAATTAATATGAGTTCTGGTTCGCTTTTTCTATCTAAATATACATTTTTTGGAGTCAAAAACGTTGGAGATCCACAGATGTTCAAAGAGGCCAATAAGAAGAATATGTGTCTTGTTGTGCCGGAGAAATCAGGACGGCCTGTAAACGACGGACATAATGCATCATTTACATGGGGATGTCAAATTGTAGCGATGTGTTTTCAAGACGCAGCCAGAGATGAGAAATTAAAAGCATATGAAGACAAATTCGATTCTGTTGGATATGCATTTGTTTTAAAACCGGAAGATTTGCGGTATGTGCCGATTACGATTGGTTTACCTGCACCACCCAATCCCAAAGCGTCGATGGAAGGACGTTCCGCCACCACCGCTGGAGGTGTAAAGATTGTAATATAATATTTTTATATCTATTATATGTATATCATTGTACATATAATACCTAGATAGATATCGTAGATAATGTCAAAGACAAAAGATGCACAAAAATCATACGATGAAAAAGAATTAGAAATTCTACGTAAAGCAGTTGACGTGGTTGAAGCCCGTAAAGGTACTGAAACAATGCGAGATCCCGAAATAAAAAAAATTATCTCGATTGTGGAGAAATTTATTGCAGATAAACGACTCGTTTGTTATGGCGGAACTGCAATTAATAATATTTTACCAGAAGACGCACAATTTTATAATAAGGATATCGAATTACCCGATTACGATTTTTATTCGGATAAGGCGTTAGACCATGCAAAAGAACTTGCCGATATTTACTATAAAGCCGGATATGAAGATGTTGAAGCCAAGGCCGGTGTACATTATGGTACATACAAGGTATTCGTTAATTTCACTGGAATCGCCGATATTACTCACATGGAACCTGATCTATTTAAGGCAATTTCAAAGGACGCAATCATTAAAAGTGATATTCGGTACGCACCCCCCAACTTTCTTCGTATGGCAATGTATTTAGAATTATCACGTCCAGATGGTGATGTTTCTCGATGGGAAAAGGTTCAAAAGCGGTTGGTATTATTAAACACCCATTATCCACTAAAAGGGTATGACTGTGATAAAATACAGCATCAACGTGGATTTGAGGGTGCAAACTCTGACAACACTGGCGAAATGTCAATCCATAGTGCATCTCGGTCTCGGTCTCGGTCTCGGTCTCGGTCTGCGTCTGCTTCTCGGTCTGCTAAATCGCATAGTAAACATGTCGGTGGTGGTTTACTATTTTCAAACGATGCAAGCCTCAAAAAAAAAGCGATACACCAAATTACACGAAAGTATAAAAATCTATCCGCATATATGCATTACCTGTTTCATAAATCATCTAAACATGAAGAAGAACTAGGTAAATATACATATACTATCAAAGAAGACAAAGTAACTCATCGATATAATCTAGTTGTGAAATATAGTTCTTTGTTACAAAATAATGAATTTACGATTCATTCATTGTCGGTCAAAGATATAGAACGTTATGGGGATATAGATAAATCGTCACGTTCACGGTCTAAGACTAGGACACCTTCCTCGTCTAGATCGAGATCTAGGTCTTCGTCTTCGTCTAGGTCTAGGTCTAGGTCTAGGTCTTCGTCTTCGTCACGTTCTAGATCTAGGTCTTCGTCGCCGATAGTTTCTGTTGATGTGAATAAATTAAAATATCATTCGAATAAAGAAATAGCATTACAGCAAAGCGATATTTATACTATTGTGCGTCGAATCTTCATAAAGAATAAGACGATATTTTTTGGTGGGTATGCCAATATCTTATATTCGCGATATATGCCCAAACACCAACGTCGTATCGTTCAAAAAATCCCAGATTTCGACATATTATCGGAGGACCCACATTCGATTTGTGAAGAAGTTGTCCGTGAATTAATTGCACATCACCATAAAAACGTAAAATACGTGAAACATAAGGGAGTTGGTGAGGTTATTTCAGAGCATTATGATATACGCATCGGCGACGAAGTTGTAGCATTTGTCTACAAACCTCTCGCATGCCATAGTTACAATACAATACGGATTGAAAATGATACGATACGTATTGCGACAATAGATACAATGTTGAGTTTTTATTTGGCATTCATTTATGCCGATCGCATTTATTACGACCAGAATCGGATTTTATGCATGTCGCAATTTCTCTTCGATGTACAGCAACATAATCGTCTTAACCAGACTGGTTTGTTACGCAGGTTCAGTATAAATTGCTACGGAACACAGGATACGCTTGATACGATGCGTTTTGAAAAGACGAAGAAATACGAAGAACTGAAAAACAAAAAAGATAGTAAAGAGTATGAAGGATGGTTTTTGAGGTATGTGCCGATGGAGGTTGCGAAAAATCGGAAAGGTACGAAGAAAGATAAAAAGGATACAACTGTAAAGAAAGGAAAGGATGCGAAGGGAGGTGCGAGAATCACTCGACGAAAAAAGATAAAATATTAATCACAACTTACCTTAAACCTTCGCCAAGCTTATTGAATATTTTCATAATGACGAAAAAACATACCGAAAACATGGCACTAGTCGCCGTCAATCCCATAATATTAAAATTTCCATC